AGACTAACGCGATTATGTTGTCGCCATCGGAGTCTTTTGCCCTGGCGACAAGCCCTCCTTTGGGGCTGTTGGTAGCGACATTGCGACAAGCCCTGGATTTGGTGAACTTCGACAATCTACACGCAGTCACCATCGGAGTTAACGCGCAATCGGGTGATAACGAGGTCCTATCCCAATGGCCCCAATGATAAGTTTGCATCACACTCGATCGGTTCGGCCGCTGGGAAAATTACTATTGTGATACAACATATTTAGACCCGCCCGAAGGGTGCTGATTAGGTGCCTATATGGATATGACATGATAACTTTTAGATTATCACTGCGCTACGTCGGGATAGCCCTCAGATCGAAGGCGCGTGTGCAAGCTCGCGCAGAGGCGGCCGCTGTTGCCCCGGCTCGCCCGTCCCGTGCGCGCTTCGCGTCCTGCGAGACGGGGGAAAGACCCGAGCGAACTGCGCTCGATCGCGCGAAAGCTCGCAAGCTGCTATCGCAGCGCCCACGAGGACCTGCCACCCGATTGAATTGCCTGTCGTCTGCTCTGGCGCTGCGCTGATGGCCACCTCGGTCGGCGGACTCAATGAAGCGGATTCGAACTAGTGGTCCCACCGTCATTTTCGAGTTGGCCGGACAGCCCGAGAGGAGACCATCTCGATCAGCGCGGCGGATAGCGTGTCCTTTCTCGAGGGGGGAACGGTTCGAATCCGCTTCCAAAGCGATAACGACGTCTCCGCTTTCAAGCACTACCGTGTGGTAGAACATCGCCAGGGCCCGGCCACCACAATCGAATGGTGCGTCATGACGGAGAGGAACTGAAAGTTTGCGGACTCTCTGCTGGAGGGGAATGGATTCGAACTTCCAGTTCCGCTGACTCGGTGAGCTCGGTTCGCACCCTGCGTGGCTTGACGTGAGATTCCGCACGACGACGTGCCCAAACGATTTCCTCGCTCGCCGCGTCTCCGCCGTGGCGACCCGGGGTGAGGTTCGCAGCAGACTCCGCGCTGGAGAGAGCTGGATTCGAACCGTCGGTTCCTATTGACGGGCCACGGGCCCTGTCATGGAGACTATGCGGATTCCTGCCGACGACCGGTCCAAATGCGAGAGTGATCAACGTGAGTGCGATGGCCATCTGTACTACGGCTTCGTCATGCTATGTCGCTATTGAGGTCGGGATCCGCAGGCGGTAGGCGAGTGGATCCAAACCTGAAGTCTCGCTCCTGCGCCGCCTCCCAGCGGCATGCTCAGGTTATCGACATCATGCATACACATCTCGGCGCGGGAGCCGCCATGGCTCAGCCCTTCTTCTTCTGCTCCTCGAACCACTCCATCGAGCCGGGCTGGGGCACGGATTGAACAGGCGGTGGCTTGCTGCGCTCCGCGGCGGCCTCTGCTTGCTGGCGGTAGAGTTCGTAGACGTTGCGACCGATCATTTGCGGGTTGAGCATTTCCAGAGCTCCGCTGCAGGCGTCGACCTCGTCGTCATGCGCGAGATCGGGGAAGCCTTCGAGAATGCGGAACAGCTCCTCGTTCCATGATCCCCGCCGGATCTTTACATTGCCGGCGCGACACTGCGAGCTGAATGGCCCGAACCGCGTCAGCTTGTCGCCGCTCTCGGTTGCCGGCCGCACCGTGAAGCCGCTCAGCGCCCGCACCAGGTGTTGCGCTTGGCTCTTGCCGGCCTGCCCCGGATCCTGACCGAACCCGATCGTGACCCGCTTGCCGTCCTGCGTGGCGGTATTGAACAACAACAGTTCGACGTCGCCCGGGTTGGCGCGCGTCCGCACCATATCCAATACCCAATAGCCGCCGCTCCGATCGCGGCCGAGCTTGACGCCGACGGTCCAATCAGGGTCGTTGAGCTCGGCTTTTTCGGTGGCGGCGAGATCCCAATAGCGGACGATGTCGAGATCCGCCGGAGCCTCGTCGACAACGGCACACCACTCCCGTTTGAAATACAGCCCAGCGGCGGGCCGGATCTTCCAATTGCCAGCGAGCAGCCGCGCGCGCTCGAGTGTCGGCAATGACAACAGCCAGGCGAGATATTCCGGGTTGACCCGCAGCAGTGCCGGATTGTCGAACACGGTCGCCGGGATGAAGGTGACGCTCATCGGCAGCGGCGGGTCGACGCCCGGCGGCAACTCCTGGCCCTGGAGCAGGTCTTCCATCAGTTCTTCGGGTCGATCGGCCCACACGATCTTTTCGGCAATGCGGACGAAATAGCGCAGCACGCCGGCCCGCTCGGGAATCGGACGCCCGCTCTCCGGGTCGATCCACCAGGAAAGGAAATCGGCGACCCAAGAGTCCGCGTCCGGGTTGCAGGTCGCGCGGATGTAAGGCCGCACACCGCAGGTCGAGCGGTTGCGGCTCACCATATAAAAGAATTGATGGGCCGAGAAATGCGTCAGCTCATCAAAGCAAATCAACGTAATCTGCGCACCCTGCCAGTCATACACCGTGGTTTCGAATTGCAGATGGGAAAACTTGATCTTGCCGCCGCGTGGCCAGCGCCATTCGTGCATCCTCAGATGCGGTGTGCCGCCAAGCCGGGGGTAAAACTTCAAGCTCTCATCCCAGAGCGCTCCGGGATTGGTGATCTGGGGCATGGTGCGGCGGAAAAAGACGGCGGTGAAATTGGCGACCCGACTGACATGGCGCAGCGGCTCCAGGATCAGTCCGGCCGTCTTCCCGCCACCAGCCGCGCCACCATAGATGCAGATGTCGGCACCGCTGCGCAGAAACGCGGTCTGCGGTCCGGGTTGCGCCGAGATTTTCGCCGAGAATGGAAATGCCATATCTTACGCCTCGAATAGCAAGCCAGCAGCGCTCTCCGGGAGAGCACCCACTTTGTTTTCTGATCCGCACGAAGACTGGATCGAGGACTGCAGGTTCTTAGCGCCTGCGTTGTCGCTCGAGGCTCTCTCGAACGTCCTGGGGTGCCTGAGCCAGCTCCGGGTCTCGGCCGTTGTCGGGCAACACGAGGACCACCGGTGAATTTACTTCGGCGTCGCCGGCCGCAGCCCGGTTGTCCGCCGCGTCGCGTTCCCGCCAACGCGCCCGTGATTTCAGCCAGAAAATCTGTGCCGTGATGTTGCCGCCCTTGGCAGCGGCAAACAAACAGCCGGAAACGATGGCATTGGCCTCGGCGACGCCGCCGTCGAGGTCATCACGACATCGCTTACGCAGCGTTTTCGGCGAGCATCTGACAATCTTGGCGATATCGTCCTGGCGCACGCCAAGCCCGGCCAGATGGCGCACCTTTTCGCGTACCGCATCATTGACGACAAACGGTTTTCTAGCCATCGGCCGAGCCTGATCGATCGGGATTCTCTCCGCGCTCGTCGAATGACTGCCCCGTGGCTTGATGGATCGCGTTCCGCCCGGTGAAGGCTTGCCAACGTCGCACGATGACATCGACATAAGCCGGGCTAATCTCGAGACCGCAGCAGATGCGGCCGGTCATTTCGGCCGCGATCAGGCTCGTGCCCGAACCGAGAAACGGGTCATAGACTAGCTCGCCGGGCCGGCTATTGTTGACAATCGGGCGGCGCATGCACTCGACCGGCTTTTGCGCGGCGTGTCCCCAGCTCTGCTCGCGCTGTCGATTGCCAAACGGATTGTTGTTGGCGATCTCCCACACGGTGGTTTGCTTGCGGCCACCTTGCCAGTGGCCTGGCTTGCCCTCGCGCACCGCATACCAGCAGGTTTCATGGCGCCAATGGTAGTGGCCCCGACCCAGAGTGAAATGCGGTTTGGCCCAGACGATCTGAGCGCGCAGCTCGAACCCGCACGCGGTCAGATCGCCGCCGACCACGTCACCGTGCAGCGCCCCGTGCCACACATAAGCGACATCCCCGGGAAACAACGCATAGGCCTCCCGCCAGTCGGCGCGATCATCGTTGAGCACCTTGCCTTGCGCGAGCTTGCCGGAGCTGACCCCACGGCGGGCTCGCCAGGACGGATCATAGCCGACCCCATAAGGGGGATCGCTGACCATCAGCTGGGGCTGCGCTTCGGCCAGCACCGGCTCGACATCCGCCGCGTTGGTGCTGTCGCCACAG